TTGCGAGTCTTCTCAAAGATATAATCTACTTGATCTTTGACTCGCTTCTCAAGCGCAATCTTTCCATCAGTTCCGAAATCTGCTTTAATTGGTTTTGGCTGTGCCATTTATACCCTATTTGCAATATGCGTATTTTACTTCTACAGTTTGATCAACAAAAATATCTTCCGGCGTACACATAGCCCCATGAATCTTATCTGGTGTAAAAGGTAAGCCTTCTTTTTCACCGATCATCTGGACAAGACCTGAACAAAAAAATTGATTTTTAGTTGCACTAACTGGCAGAAGATTAAAAAGTTTATGACATGCAATTTCAAATTCTTGGTTGAAATCATACCTATCACCCAAAAGACTAAAACCAAAACTCAAGCCATCTAAAATATTACTTCCTGTTAATTTTGGCCTATGACAAACTACTAGATCACCATTATATCTATCAACATAATCAGAGAACCTAGCAATATGAACTCCATGTTGTGCAGTAGATTCTAGCGTAAGCCATTCAGTATTAAAAAATGGCAGCCATACTTTCAAAACATGGCTAAAAGGTGACTTGGTAATATCCTTAATAACTTTTGATTCAGGATAATTACCACTAGTAAGAACTAGATCACCTACACCAAGTTTTGCATAAAGTTCAGCCTTGGATACTTTTTTCAAGTCTGAAGATTTAATATTTTCAATATGAGCTGCCATTTTTATCTTATCCTAGCTTGCTGAAGTTTGCGATGAAGCTGTAGTAGTTGCAACTGGTTGAGGATTAAGCTGTTGGTCAATCGTCTGAACAAGCTGGCTGAGAACTGACAAAGCATTTCCAGCCTGCTGCTGATGAGCTGGATTCTTGACAAAGATACTCGCAGCCGCAGCCAAACCAATCAAAGCATCATTCAAAATATCTTCGATCACAATATTAATTTTCGGCATACTATTTTCCTTTTCTTCTATTAAAGGTTCTATATTTTTTCTAATTGACGGAAGAGTTGATATAATTTTAATTTGTTCCGGGGTCAACTGTTTCTGGAGTTGAACCTCCACTATTTGAGCTATTTGTTCCAGTCGGCTCGGTCTTAGCTGGCTCTGTCGTAGTCGCTGGAGTTTTAGGTTTAAATCCTCCAAACTTAACAACTGTGGATGCCGGTTCTGAAGTTGATTTATTCTTTTCTCCACCTTCAGAGCCAGAGATACTAGAATTTTCAGTATCAGTGGCTCCGCTCGGAGTATTAGCTCTAATCTCTTCCAGTATATTATGATACTGCTCATAACAGTTGAAGAGATTATCCAATGCTGCCGTAGCTTCTGCATTTGTGCCAATGCTTTGTCCATGTACAGCCGCCCCTCTTGCAGACTCAGCTAAAAACTTACCTACAGCTAAAACTATATTTTGAACTGAACTATTAAAAATAGGATTATCAAGTTCAGGATTTCCAGTTAGAGTATTCATTGCTGGAACTTTTTTAACATTTTCTTCATCGCCGGATAGAACTTTATGATAGAATCGTAGATAAGAATTTTTCTCTGTATCGTGACTATGTGCTCCAGGCGCAGGAGGAGGATTTCCTTGTCCAAACTGAGGCTTAGTATCAATTTTTCCCATACATTGCTCCTTTAAGTTAACTGTAACCTTGATCTATGAACTTCCTTCTTTTTCTGCTGGCAGAAACTTTTGTACATTTCATCATGCTCAAAAATAAACTGAACTATAAGATGTTTCTGCTTAGTATACTTCTTTCTCACGAACTTAAAAACTCCCAAGATAATTACCAAGTTCCCCAAGACATGACTAAATAATATAATATGCGCCCATAAAGTTATGTTGTTCATACTTTCCCATACTTATGCTACCCTTGTAGCCCTGCGAAATCTTTGCTGCTGAAAGGCTATGATTTTCTCAAGCTCCGCTTCATCTACATCATCAAAACGCCAAACTTGAGGACCATAACCTAGAGTATCTAAAATATCTAAAAGTCCTTTTTTATTTCCATAGGCTTCATATTCTTCTAGAAATTTTTTACAGTCATTAACATCTATCCAGAGTTCGCCACGCTCAGTTATAGGTATAATTGAATCAATACGTTCAAACTTTGCATTTGCAGTTGTTGAAGATTTCAAATCCAAAAATTTGATATGTGCAATATCTGGATAGTCTTTCTTATTTGCCTGTACAAAATATTCTAGATGGAATTTTAGATACTTTTGTGCCGCCACGGTTTCGACGTGGACTTTGTTAATTTTAAATGCAACTGCAAGTTCAAAAATCTTTTTAACGAAACTATTTATATCCGTCGCTTCAGCCCAAGCGCAAAGTAGATATACTCTACGCGGGTCTTGATTTACTCCAGTTATAGTTATAGCATGTCGGCATCTACCATCTTTACCGCTATGATTAGGATCGACTACCATATAGCGTTGAAGATTTCTAGGATAAATATCCTCTTCTACATCTCCGGCATTTACATGATGCCGAATTGCTACACGATAGGATTTACCTTTATACTCACCTTGGGTTTCAATCCTCTTTTCATTAAACGTCATCGCATTATATGTACGTTCGTAATGAAAATAACGAAGATTAGATTTATCAAATTTGACCTTTTCAGGATTAATAGGAAAATTTAAATACTGACATGAAAATAAGTATGTCCCCAGACGCTTTTTATAACGATCTAGTTTATGAATATTAAACGCCTCAGGAAAGATAGGAGTTCCTATTGTATGAAGCCCACAGCAACCACCCAGAGCTGAATGAGTTATAAAGTTGTAGTATTTTTCATTCTCTCGAATATAGGAATTAAGATCATTATATGACCATCTATTTCCAACTACAATCTCATCATTATCCCGTCCACCATTTGTAGAATCCGCATCGAATGCACCAACTAAAAGTTGATGATATTCAATGGTATCTTTCATTACAATTTCACTTTTGAGAGCATCGCGGCCAACCAAGTCATCTTGTACCACAATATCATAATGCCTAGATTGAAGAGCAGCGCCAACACCAATAAAATCGTAAGTCCCCTCTCCAAACTGAGTTCCGGTTTTTGTTCTTTTATGTTGGAGACTATCGTTTGTCCATTGGCATGAGGCATCAGGTAAGATTTCAGGGAAAATATGCCTAAAAAGTTCTCCATTATCATAGTGATTTCTAATCCTAGTTCCAAGTTTTCTAGCATTGGTTATAGTTTCAGAAACGAGAAGTATACGACGATCCCTATTATGTGCTCGTTTCATCCATTCTATATATAGATCACTGACACCTAATTTGAGCATACGTTCCTGATCGACTTCATCAAAAGGAAGTGCCCGCCAAATAGGAAATGCTTCACTATATATAGTTGACTTGTAATGATCCCGCGGAATCTCTATGACCTCTTTGAGGCCATCTTTCATAACTGCTTGACACATTTGAAAGTGGAGATTTCGTTTCAGATCAGCAGAACGCTGAACTCTATTCTTGTTTAAAGTTACCAAAGTAAAATAGTAAAGGGATGCATAACTATTTAACCTAGTTGCCTGTATAATAGATTCTGTACGTTGCAGTTTCGATGTATCTATTAGACGCCAGCTATTGATAATCTTCGATGGAACGATAGACGCTCCAAGTTCGTTATACTCAAATTCGAGTTCACGATTAAGATTATCTTTTATTTCCTGTTCTGCCAGCGTTAGGCCCATCGAACTTCGTATCGCTTTCTGAGTTAAATATTAGAACTACTGTATAGCTTTTGATGCCGGTTCCGTATCTTCCAATGAAGATGCTTCAGCCATCATATTTAAATTTTGAGTCTGTCCAATCTCAGCTAGTTCTGCCGTATCTACAAATTCGTCCGAACCTTCAACCGAAGCTTTCGCTGCACTCTGCTGTAGTGCTGCAAGTAAGTCATCTGTAACTGAGTCAGAAATATCGAAACTAAATTTCTTTGTCTCTTTGATCTCAGATTTGGATACCTTTGCAAATGTCCCCTCACGATCACATATCTCTTTAGCAGCCTCAAACCGGAGCTTTGCTCCTAAGTTTGGATCAAGCATCGTATTCTTTAAAATTTGAACTGCATTTGGAACTGATGCTTTAAGCTGTTCCTGGGACATTTTAATTGCTTCGTCTATATCTGTGTCGAGACAGAGAAGAACCCCTGATGCAATTTGTGTTCGTACTTGAATAAATTCTGGCGTCCGTCGTAACATTGAAACATATTGTTTCGTTATTCCCAAGCACATAGATATTTCTACATCAGAGTACCCCTGAAGCTCTAGCCTAGCAATTCGCTCCATCTTCATAAATCGACGGTTCGTTTTTTGTGCAGCATTCAACATATTTATTTTTTCGCTGTATCTAGTTTATGACATCCATAAACTGATATGGTTTTCTTTTGTGTCGTTGGATCAATCTCTGTAACTGTATCACTAGGATAATAGCAATTAGTCTCACCCGCATTTTGGCAAGCCAATTGAGCAGCACAAAGATCAGGTGCAGTATATGGTGTTCCTTTAGCTCCATATACAGTAACTTTATACGGACCACAACCACATATAAATAATAGAATCAAACTACCTAAAATTAATTTCATACAAAATCCTTAAAAGCCGGACTTGGAGTTAAGTTGCCTTGATGCTCTGATGTTAAGACAAGTCCTTTATCCCAACTATATTTTCTAGTAAAATTAGAGAGTGCTCTTAGAGCTGGGCTAGTTTCAAAGCTAACAACAGGGCTAGATTCGGCGGCTGGTATGCGCTGTGGTTCCGTCTGCTCTGTATCCGGGTTATCTTTTTCGCTGCCCATATCTATGAACACTCTCTATGCCTACAAAATATTTCTTCCGCCAAAGGAAAAAATAAATCAGCACCAAGTATGATGGTCGCCGTCCTAGTAGTCAAGGAATTTCTGCCCTGGTGTACCCCTAAAATTTGTATTTTTGAGCCTTAATTTATGCCCGCAGGGCATTTTTGCACAGGTACACCGTTTCGCGGGCGGCGGGCGGGGTCGGGGCACTACATATATAAGGATACGACCCTTCAGCTAAAGCTCTATTTGTTTTAGCTAAAGTTATATCTAATCTATAAATTTATCTATATAATTTAGGCTCTAATGTATTTTCCCAAAAAATTATTTTTGAGCTCCCCCCGGATTTTAAAAAAATTTTTAATTTTTTGGACCTTGAGTTGTATACCACATTGTATACAATTTCATATTCATAATTGTATCCAATAGTTGCAACACAGTTGCATTGTACACTTGAACTATTGCTGTTGTCAAGTATCAAGTTAGTTAAGTATACAGTTAGATATATATTGATACCAGGGCGATATATGGCTTGACCTGTGTTACTCTATGAATGGCCCTCAGTGGGCTGAATCCGATCTTTGAAAACTTAACCTGTAACGCATAGTTCGCGTGAATAACAGCGCGAATGATATTCGCGCAGAAAGCAATAAGGCGAATATGAAAGTGAAAGATACTCCTGAAGTCAGTTCTAAGGTTGCCATAGCTGAAAACGAAGTCTCAAAAGTTCGGACTGCTTTTTTTGCAGAGCGCGAAAGCTTTCAGACGGAAATTGAAACACTGGCAAAGCATACCAAGCAGGATAAATTTGCGGTTTACGCTGCGATTCTGTTTGGTCAACGATTGAATGATCGCTATGAATATGCTCAGACGAAGCAGGCCAAAGTTAAGCTTATGGCTTTGGAAATTCTCAAGTCATCGGGAATGGATGAAGCAGAAGCGCGGCAACGTCTGGGATTGGGTGATAAGTAGTATATGGCCCAATCTGAATCAATGCAACTCGCTCAAGCCATAGTATCAGCACATAAGGCTAATGTTCGGATGGCTGATACTATGGCGAAAACTCCACGGCTAATTACTCAACCTGTAGTTAGCCGTCAACTTAAACGCTCGCGGGAGCTATGTGGTACAGGTTTGAGTGATGTATTGATCGCCAAAGATGCAATTGGATTATTCAATGGTGATCCAAAGTTCAGAGATTTGATGATTCAAATTTCAGCCGAACTGAACACAGTTCGCAGAAAGTGAGGATTTAAAAAATGTCAAGCGCGATTATCAAGCTTTCAGCTATCGCCATCGCGGTAATTATAGTTATTGGATATATTTTAGGCCATATCCTACAATTTGCCGCTAGTATGAAATTTTCTGGTTAAAGGTCAAAGATAAGGGCAGGGACAACCCTGCCTTTTTCTTTGGTCTTTTTCGGCCTAACTCTCTCAGTTTCAATGACTTACTCTCTCTGAAAGCTTTTTCGATTTCCTATCCTATTCTTTTTCGGGTACACTTTCGTCCTAACCTCTTTAAAATCTGCACCTTACTCTCTCTGAATATTTCAGACGTAGCCTGTATACGCTGTTTTTTCAATTTTAGAGGGGGGCATGGTTTGTTTTCCCTTGGGAGTTCCTATTATTTTTCATAGGCTATCTATTATTATTAAAAAAAAAAAAAAATAAATATTATATATAGTATAAGACCTATGAAAAATAAAATCCTAATCCAAAAAACCAAACTAAAAGGTAGCACCCCCTAAAAAAGTTAAAAATATGAATATACAAACGGAAGTTTTTTTAATTACGGAGAGTAAAAGCCTGAAAACAAAAGGGTTAGGCCGCGAAGTGAGGGTGCGGAGATACAGGGTGCGGAAAAAGGTTTTTTCCAGTCGGAGTAAATCACTGGAAACAAAGGGCTTACCACCTTCGGCACCCCTTGACACCGTGGGCGATTGCACCATATACTTCCATAGTCCAAGATGGAGGATTAAATGGAAAACAGAGCTATAAAAACAGCGCAGCCTACAGTTAAAGATTTTAGTTATAGTTATTTCGATATCATACACGAAAAATCAATTCTAACTCTGCGACATTGGCTTGCTGACTTAGATGAGGAGATTGAATTACTTAAAGCAGCGAATCTTACCAAAGCTAATCAGTGGAAAGATCGAAGCTGTCGAATTAAAGCACTAAACTTGAAACGTTTTCAAGAAGCGATTAAAGATCGAATCAAGACACTTTCAAAACTAGAACGAGAGCAGAAAGTATTTAAGCTCAAAAACAAAGCCAAAACTGAGACATCTAGTACAGATGCCATAGTTAATATTGTAAAGATGTTTAGCCGACGTGGAAATGCCGCGGCTATAGCGCAGGAGCGGAGAAATATTTTAGCCAACGAGCAAAAACCAATAGCTGAAATTCAAGCTGCACCAGCTATAGCTCCACCACCTATTACAAATGAAGACGATCAAAAACTTTTAAAGTTGATTCAAGATATTCAGCAAAACGAGCCAGAAATTAGTCCTGCCGAAGCTATGCTTAAAGCACAAGCTAAAGTTAATGCAGAAGGTTTGCCGACGGAGGATTTTAGTTTGAGCCAGCTTTTGGGCCAACGGCCCTCAAAGCCAGAAATAGAACAGGAGGAACAGACAAATGGAAAGTAAAAAATTAAAATTAAAATTTCGTTTGCTTTATGACCATTTACCAGCGAAAAATTCATCTTATGCTTATAGTATTTATCCAGCATTTGGTGCTCCAATTTTTAATTCGGTAAATTTAACTCAGTGGAAAATGAAAACTGGAATGAAAGATTGGCCAAAAGTAGCATAAATTGACCGAAGGAGAAATTAAAAATGCTCAATGAATTTGATGAAGATCAATTAATAGATGAAGAAGATGACTTTGATGCATTTGACGAAGCTGATGATTATGATTTAGACCAAGAGCTTCTTGAGAAAAATATTGACGATGAAGAAGATGGAGATGATGACAACATCCAATATTGAGGCCATATCCAAAGTTAAACACGTCGAAGACGTACCATGTTCAAAATGTGGACAAAAAGCAGGGCAAAGATGTTTTTTTGAACCTAACTCTTTTGCTCGCGCACATAAAGAACGGTGGGAACTATTTAACAAACTTCATCCACATAGTCTAACGGATGCCTTGCAAACATTTAAAAATTTTGGTTTCGGCACAGAGCTGAATAAACGAAAGCTCAAAGCAGAATATCAAAAAACTAAACCAAGATTTAGATCAACTTTAAAGCCTGTAGGTTCAGGTCCGAAATCTAGGACTTGTGAGAAAGAAAATCATAGCAGATGTTTTGCTATTAGCTGTAGATGTGTTTGTCATAAAAGAGGAGCATAAAAATGAAAGTAAAATCCGAGTGTTTAAATATAAACTGTGGGAATGAGTATTTACTTGCAGACTCAGATGCAAAAAACCAATCTATGTATTGCTCTGCGAGCTGTGAAAATGAGGAGGAATTTCGACTCACTGAAGGTAATCGTATTATAGATGCAGCTATTGCTGAAGACCCGGCTAGCTTTCATCGAACAATATCTCCACTTCAAAGTTTAGCGGCAGATTTAGCTAGAGCACAGGCTAGCGTGGAATCAAAAACAGTTCTAAATATTGTTGATTCTATGTTTAATAAATTAAATGGAAAAGAGAATTAAAGCTATGGATCAAATAGAGCAAAAATTTATAGATGAAAAAATACAACAATTAAAACCATTAATTAAAAAAAGCTTAGAAAAATCTTGTGTTACTTGTACTGCGGCAATGTTGAATAATATAATTTTGCAATTACCAAAACTTGACACAGAATCAAAACTTTATATAGCAAATGTTATTAGCGAGTTCCAATCTCAAGTAGAAATAATTCTTTTAGCAGAATAACTGAAAGTAGGTATTTAACTATGAACTGGTTTTTATGTAGACATCGAAACTATGTCATAATTAAGTTCAAGCTCTGCCGGTCAGGTCAGACTGTCCGGCTGAGGCCGAGTCAACAGTATTATAGGTGTCTGGATTGTGGAAAAAAGCTTGAAAATGTGGGAATCTACCAGCCGCAGGCTGTTCAAATACGAAAATTGGTAGCTTAAAAAACAATCTATTACTTTTTGTAGAACTTTTTTCACTTTTTTGGCTCGGCGGACTTGACAGACTCCGCCGGAGCATCTAACCTAAAGGCAGAAAGCGTAAGAACGAACGTAACTCTGAGTTAATTTTAGGTTGTATACCGCATACAGGACATTAGAATCAGATAAAGACCTGTACTTAATAAACAAAGGCCACGTTTATTAAATATGACTGAGAGTATGCGGTATAGAGCCTAAAAACTCTAAAAAAATTTAGGTTGTATGCTACGCATAAAGACCATTAGTTAGAATAACTGGCAAAACATCTCTGACGAGAGAAGATATAGGTTCGAGTCCTATATGAATCTTTATGCGTAGCATAGAGCCTAAATAGCTCTATCCTAAAAGCGAAATATCCTAGCTAGGGGTTTTTAGTTTTGGGTTATTTGGCTCTTTAGGTTCTAAACTAGAGCCGAGCCGGAGGCTCTCAAAAATAGAGTCCGGCACAACGAAAGTTGTAAGAAAAAGGAGCAATAAATGACACAGGACGAAAATGGAAATGGAATCGCAGCAGCAACCGAAAACACTGTTGATATCAAAACTGAAAATCAGGAGTATCGTGTTTATGTTACTCTGAAAGAAGATGGACAATCTATTAAAGATAAGTCTGTCGTTTCAGTTAATGATTTCGAGGACTGGCAGAAAAAGCATCCTGACGAAACTCTGGCAATTCAACAGAGCATTCGTAAGTATCGCTTTGGTTCTGTAGAAGCATTTTTGAAGACGATTGATGATGAAGAAGAAGCTGTCAACATCATCAATCGTGGCGTAGCTGCTAAATTTTCTCAGAAGCTCAATGCAAAGCTGCTTGAGACAGATGAGACGGGTAATCTTGCATTCCAGCCAGTTGAAGGTGTTTATGATTCTCTGGAATGGTTGCAAGAAGAGACAAAGCGTAAGAATCTTACTCCAATTGAGAAGGTTGAGCGCGATCTGAAGAAGAATCTTTCTGCTCTTTCTGGTGATGATGTTGCAAAGCTTCAAGCTATGCTTCAGAGTCTTATGTCTGGGCAGTAAAACTAAACTTTAACTTTTTATCCGCTACGCTCGTAGGCGAGCATTATATACACTTTTTAGGGAAGCTGAACTACTACCCGAATTTGGGATGTAGAGCTTCCCTAGAGGTGTTTTAGGCCAAGACCAAATATATAGGTTATAAATTTATGTCTAAGTCACGTTTTTGTAGACAATGTGGAGTTCCTATAGTTTTAGGAAAGCTTTGTCAAGCTTGTACGCTCGATAGACGAGTTGAAAAATCTATAAATAATGAATTATTGAAACATTTTACTAAAAAAGTAGAGATACCAAAACTTATTCAATGTTGGTTCTGTGAGAATGAATTTTAT